GTGAATTCAAATGAAATCTTTTAAGACTCCTTTAAGGTATCCGGGAGGTAAGTCCCGTGCTTGTGAAAAGATTGGTCCTTACTTTCCAGATCTCCGCGACTATAAGCAGTTCCGTGAACCATTTCTTGGTGGAGGAAGTGTGGCGATTTATATCACCAAAAAATATCCCAACTTGGATATTTGGGTGAATGATCTTTATGAACCATTAGTAAACTTCTGGCAACAACTCCAGATGTTTGGTATTGATCTTAAGGATAAACTTGTAGAACTTAAGACATCTAATAGTACCCCAGACCTAGCTAAAGAACTTTTTCTTAAAGCAAAGGAGCAAGTTAACGACAAAGATTTGCCAAGCATTGATCGTGCTGTGGCTTTTTATGTTGTTAATAAGTGCAGTTTTAGTGGTCTCACAGAGAGTTCGTCATTTTCGCAACAAGCATCAAATTCTAATTTTAGTTTGCGGGGGATTGAAAAGTTGCCCGGATATTCTAAAATAATCGAACGTTGGCGTATAACTAATTACTCATACGATTATCTATTGGAGGGGGACACTTCTGTTTTTGTGTATCTCGATCCTCCTTATGATATTAAGGATAATCTCTATGGGAACAAGGGATCAATGCATAAAGGATTTGATCATGATAAGTTTGCTACTGATTGTGATTCTTGTAGTATGTCGCAATTGATTAGTTATAATTCCGATCAACTTGTAAAGGATCGTTTCAAGAACTGGAATGCTGCTGAGTTTGACCTTACTTACACTATGAGGTCTGTTGGCGAATATATGCGTGAACAAAAACAACGTAAAGAACTGTTGCTATTTAATTATGGAATTGAAGGATTGGTTGAACTCGATTAATTTTACCAAAGAAGATCTATCTGAAAATATTAAAGAATACCCTCCATACATCATTAATCGTTGTTTGTCTGGACACATTGATTGTTTGATGTATGCAAATGAAATGAATATTCATCATCAACTCGATAAAGATATGCAATATTCATTTTATCTAAATACTCTTAGGAAACGGAAGAGATTTTCTCCCTGGCTCCGCAAGGATAAAATCAACGACTTAGAATGTGTTAAGCAATACTATGGATATAGTAATGAAAAAGCATCTCAAGCACTGAAAATCCTAACAAAAGAACAACTTACTTTCATTAAACAACGACTTGATATTGGAGGAAAAAAATGACTACTACGGTAGAACCTACTGTTGAATGGTCGCAAGACCAAATGGTAGAGGTAATTCTTAATGAACCTGATGACTTTCTGAAAGTTCGTGAGACTTTGACACGCATCGGAGTTGCTTCACGTAAGGAGAAAAAACTTTATCAATCCTGCCATATTCTTCATAAGCAGGGAAGATATTACATTGTTCATTTTAAAGAGTTGTTTGCTCTTGATGGCAAACATGCAAATCTTACTGTGAATGATGTACAAAGACGTAATCGCATTGTTAGACTTCTTGCTGATTGGGGTCTAATTACGGTGGTCAAACCAGACTCTGTTAATGATATTGCTCCTTTAAATCAGATTAAAGTTCTTGCATATAAAGACAAAGGTGACTGGATTTTGGAGCAAAAGTATAACATTGGTAAGAAAGGGAAAGCAGTGGAAACCGAATAAATAGTAGTGTGCCATTCGTGCGGCACTCTACAAAAGTCGGAACACCCTAAAAAGAGGTTCGGTTTTGCCGATACCTCTTTTTTTCGTATCTTGTATAATTAGTAATGGATGCCGTAAGGGTCCACAAAACACAACCTCGCTTTTAAAGGAGATACCATAATGACTAACCTTGCAACTTCTAAGTTTACCTCTGCAGATATTCCTGCCTTAATGGAAAAAATTGCCCGCAATAGCATTGGAATGGATGAATACTTTGATCGCTTGTTTCATCTTCACGAAACTACTACAAATTATCCCCCATACAATCTTGTTCAAGTCAGTAATGTAGAGTCACGATTGGAACTTGCACTTGCTGGTTTTAAAAAGAAAGAAGTTTATGTCTACACTCAAGATGGCAAACTCTTTGTGGAGGGACAAAAAGAAGATAAAGAAATGGAGTCCAACTATATCCACAAAGGTTTGGCTCAACGGAGTTTTAAGAGAGCGTGGACGCTTTCTGATGATACAGAAGTTAGATCAGTTGATTTTGAGGATGGTCTTTTGAATATTACTCTTGGCAGAATTGTTCCGGATCATCATAAAAGGAAAGATTATCTCTAAATAATTGAAAATCTTTTACATACATGAAAACTTTCCAGCAATTTATGGAGAAAGTTGGGGATTTTGGAAATCCTCCACAAAAAACAAAAGTTAAATGCTATAAAACAATTCCTTATGTTATGTCTCCAAGTGGAAATGCATGTGCAAAACGTTCTTCATCAAGTGCTGGTAATGGAGACTAAATACATTTGAATATCGTCGGCGCAATGCCATAGAGGGGC